TAGAATTAGGCGCTATGGAACTTACAGCGGCTGGTTGGACTGGTGGAACACAAACACAAGGCTTTACTGCTAACAGCGTATTGCAAACAATTCGTAACGTTAAGCAAAACTTTAAAGTCGCACGTATGCCTGGTACTCCAGTTATCGTTCTTGACAGTAACGGTGATGCCGCAACAGTTACAGCAACTCCAGCAGGTCAGAATGGTTCTTCATTGAATCGTCTTCTTGCTGAATTGACTGGTGGCGCTGTTTCTCAATCAGGTGGTAGTAACCTATCTGCATTGGGTAACGAATTGCTAGCAACAGGTCGTATCGAGTCTGTATATGGCTGTATGGTTATGTTCACTACATTCTTGCAAGCAACAACACGTACTGTATTTGGTTCCGCTGGTCAAAACGTACTAGTCGGTGCATACTTCGGTGACAGTGCATTGTTCACTGTTATGAAAGAAGGATTGCAGTTGAAGTCAGGTGAAGTTCCTGGTGGTCTACAAATTTGGTTGACTGGTGTTGGATACTTCGGTTCTGGCGTTGGTGACTTACGTCGTGGTGGCGCAATCAACATTCAACAGGCCTAATATTGAAATGAGAGAGTGGCAACACTCTCTCAATTGTCTAGGAAAAATATAATATGTCAGTACCATATCAAAGAATCTCAAATGCAACAGTAGCAGATATTGCCTTTTACGATCCGGCAGCGGAGCGTAGAGCGGCAGCATTGAACGTTGATTGGGCTCCATACTTTAAAGTCGGTTCACAAGAGTGGCTTTACAAGTTAGAATTTGGATGGTGGCAGAAATACTGCGACACCGTTCTTGGTGCTTACTATTATGCGAATCTGCCTAATGGACAATTGATATCAAGTTTTAATCCAAGTTTGCTCATCAAAAATGATCAGACACTAATTCGATTAGATACGTTTGGGGCTATCTTAGTTTTCTATGAAAGCCTAGTAACAGATGTATCTAACATGAACGAGGTTGATATGCAAAACTATGAGTTTGCACAGAAACGTTGTGAAAACGAATGGACTAAAGCGTTGCAACTTATGAACTTCTATGATTTAAATCAAGATAATCCTAACGGACCAACGACAAAACTTGAAGAAAATTGGACAGCAGACGTTGATTACTTCAACGGCGACAGGAGATATTTCTAATGGCTATAGCACAAGTAACTGTATTAAACGCACCATTGATTACAACGAAAGAAATAATCGATGTGCTAAGATTGACAATTCCTTCAAAATGGAATGTACCAATCTATGACGACTTCCCTAGCGATAGTGATGTAGTTCGTTATGGCGTTTATGTAAGTGATGTGCATACCGTAGAAAGAAGCGTAAACCAATTGGCGATAACTTATTGTGGATATATCTACAATGCTGTGGATCAGTTTAGTGTGACTTATATAAGTTTTCAAGACGATCCATACAATATTCAGTTAAACGCTATCATTGCAAATCTAGTTACTGATTCAGTAGATGGAAAGCAATTGATGGATGGATATTTTCAAAGAACATTTACGCAGGAACTAATATATGGTCCTACTCAAGCAGAGCGTCATACCTGGACATTTCAAATGACCCGAATGGAATTTAACACTTAAAGCCACAACAAAGGAGAACTAAAATGGCAAGAATTACCGTAAACGAAACTGGTTCACAACCAATAATTCAGATCAGCACTAACGTAGCAAACGTGCAAACAAGCCCACTAGGTGTGATCTGTTTACAAGATATCACTATTACAAATAGCACCGGTGTATATTCATACACTGACTTCTGTAATACTGACATGCAAAAACTACCTACACCGGCAGACAACGAAATCACTACCAACATCGTTATTGATGATGAAGTATGGTTTGGTAACGCTAGTCTTGGTAACACAACAGCAGGTTACTTTGGTCTATCCGATCTAAGTATCAACAAGACTCCATTGAGTTTCAAGATATTTTGGAATGGTAACGCAAACGGTGCTTACTACACAGAAGGTACAGGCTTTATCACAAGTCTTGCACCTACTGTTAACCCAGAAGCACCCGTTTGGGTATCACCCGTCACTATTGCAGTCGACGGTTCAATGACTAACGGTACTGTTTAATCAGTAATGAGAAGGGGACTTAAAATGTCCCTTTCCCTTTAATGAAAGTAACAAATGATTAAAGAACAAATCTGGTTAAAAACCAATGAAGAAAAATTGCGTAGTCTTATTGCAGATGAAGCAAAGACAATGCCAATGTTAGACAACATGATGGCAACGTGCAAACAATTAAAAGCAAAACAAACATTTCGTTTAGCACTTCTTAATCAACTACTAGAAGAACTAGACGATAACAACTAAATACAATACAACAATTTAAAAGGAAAATAAATGAAACTCTCACAACTCTCAGCAAAACCCCAACTAATCGAAATTTCTATTGATGATGAAGAAACCATCAAAGAGTTCGGCGAAGCCATTTCGTTCTACACATGGGATCGTCAACCAATGGAAATATTTTTGAAATTGGCAAACATGACCTCTAACGATACTGGTAACATTATTGGCATAGTACGTACATTAATACTTGATGAAGCCGGTGCGCAAATTCTTAAAGACGATGCGATGCTACCAACTCATGTATTGATGAAGGCAATTACAAAGGTGACTGATATCTTGGGAAAGTAACTAATGACAATATTGACCCTAAGTCTGAAAAGATGATGTCAATATTAATGATTGATTCACTAGGTAAACGTTATGGATTGTTACCCAGTGAAGCATTAAATAGAAGTAACACATTTGATTTGTATATTATGGATGCGGCACTAACCTTTGAAAACTATCAGCACAAGAAGGCTATGAATGGTGGCAAAGATCCTATCCCTGATTACACTTCAGATGAGTTACTAGCATTGATGAGCAAAGTCAAGGGTCAATAATGTCAGTTACACTAACAGTCAATACAATGTCTGCGTCATTAAAGCGTATTCAACGCAAACTAGATAAAGTGCCAAAAGAGGCATACAAAGAGTTTGTTAAGAATACGCCTGTTAAAACCGGTAATGCAAGAAGAAACACTAAACTTAGAGGTAATACTATCGAAGCCAAGTATCAGTATGCACAAGTGTTAGACAAAGGTAGACACATGACACCTCGAGGTCTGCGCGGTAGTGAGCAAGCACCACAAGGTATGAGTAAGCCTACAGAAGAATTCATACAAAAAAGAATAACACAGATAATAAAGGCAAAGTAACATGTCAGATTTAGCATTCCGCGGCACCTTCGAAGACAGAATTAGCCCCGCGCTTAAAAAAATAGAAGGAAATGTCGAAAAACTCAACAATAAATTTGTCGGCTTAAAATCTGCACTTGCCGGATTAGCAATTGGCGCCGCTATCAGAAATGTTATTAATCTTGCAGACGGCATCCAAGACGTAAGCGATGCTACTGGTATGGCTGTACAAAATGTATTGGGATTTCAACAAGCAGTTCAATTGAATGGTGGCACAGCAGAACAAGCAACACAATCAATATATAAGTTAACTCAATCTATAGGTGATGCAGCCGCTGGCGGCAAAAAAACGCAAGAAGCATTTGGTGAAGTTGGCGTAACATTACAAGACTTAGCCACACTAAGCGAACAAGACATTCTTGCTAAAACAATACAAGGTTTGGCTAAGATAGATGACGCCGGTAAACGTGCAGTCTTAACCACAGATTTGTTAGGTAAGAGTTTCCGTGGTGTTAACGTTCAAGGCGTTGCTGGTCAATTAGCCGCAGCAACGGCTAGTAGTTTGCAATATGCTAAAGCAGTACAGCAAACAGCAGAAATGCAAAACAAACTTGACATTGCTGTACAAAAATTACAATTAAGTTTATTAAAAGCAATACAACCATTAGTAGAACTCGTCAATAAAATGGATGACGAAAAAGTTGGCAATATGATTGAAGCAATTGTTAAACTTGGCGCGGCAATTGCTGCCTTGGCTGCTAGTTTATACATTATTGAAAGACTAGGAAAAGGTTTATTATTTTTAGCGGGAGCATTTACTGCAACGTACGCCGCATTTAAAATTGGCTTAGGTGGAATGATTGCAGGCTTTGCGTCATTAGCCGCAACTGCTGGAATTACATTTAAAGTGTTGATGAAATACGCAGCACCAGCATGGATCAACGCAATTAAGAATGGTAGTGGTTTAGTAGCACAAATGGCTTTAACCTTTCAGACGCTAGGCAAACGATTAGCGTACGCCGGCTTTGGATTAGGCACAGTGATCGGTTCACTAATTCGAATGATACCGTTTGTTGCAAAAATTACTGCGGCAATATACCTACTTAATGAAGCGACTACTATATTAACTGGTAAATCGTTAACTGGATGGTTTGATGAAGCCGCGCTTGCTATGGAACGTCTTGTAACAGACAAGTTCCCTAAAGTAGCGGCAGCATTGAACAAACTTAATGAAATGCTTGGTATGGGTCCTCCACCAAGCGTAACAGCCGCGGCACAAGCAGAGCATGAAAATGAAATGCAACGCTTAAAGAATAGAGGAAAAGCCGCAGAAGAGGCTAACAAAAAGGCTAACAAAAAACCAGTACGCGGAGTTGCTGAAGCAGGCACACTAACACAAGACTTGGCTAAACAGGTTGCTCAATATAAGTTAATAAACGATGAACATGTTCGTTACTCCGACAGATTGCGTACATCATTAGGATTCCAAGTGGCTATGGTTGGTCTTACTGAAGATCAAGTAGAGTTAGAAACTAATTTAAGACAAGAAGCAGAGCGTTATAAAGATGTTGCCCAAAGTCTTATGGACAAGCAATCAGAACTTAAAGCGCAATTAATTGGTAACAAAGATGCTGACAAAGCCGCGCTATACAATGCTGAAATTCAAAAGATTGAAGAAACATTAAAACTAGTTAGCAAACAGCATTATATTAACAGCGATAATATTGAAAGACAACTAACTAGACTCCAATCTGCACGAATGGTTGAGCAAGGACGCAAGCAAGACATTGAAAACACAACCAAAGCCATTGAAGCACAGATTAGTCGTCAACAACAACTTGGCGATCTAATGATTAGTGCTAATGACAAGATGAAAGATACGCAGTTTGCAGGAGCACAACAACAGCGTAACCCATTAGAACAACAGTTAGCAAACATTCAAGAGGAAGCACGTAAGGCTGCATTAGAAGCAGGTCGTGCATTTAGTGCTGCCTTCGAAGGCATGGATCTTACATCAGCACAATCTGAAGAACTTGCTAATGGCTTACAACAAATTGCTGACAAGTACAAAGCAATTGCTACTGAACAAACTAATCAACTAACTATAAGTCGTACATGGGATCAAGGTTGGAAGACAGCATTTGACAATTACATGGACAATGCTACTAACGCTGCCCAACAAGCAGGTCAAGCATTTAGTAGTATTACACGCAATATGGAAAGTGCAATTGATAACTTTGTTGAAACAGGTAAATTTAGTTTCAAAGACTTTACACGTAGCATTATACAAGACTTGCTTAAGATTGAGTTAAAAGCACAAGCAACTAAATTGTTAGGTATGATGGGCGGCGGCGGTGGTATCTTTAGCGCAATTGGTAGTCTGTTTGGCTTTGCTAATGGCGGAACACCCCCACTAAACAAGCCAAGTATTGTTGGTGAAAATGGTCCTGAATTGTTTGTACCAAAAAGTGCAGGCACAGTAGTACCAGGCAAAGAAGTTAATATGGGTGGTGGTGCTATCAGTGCACCAGTCACAAACAACTACATTACCAATAACATTTCAGCAATGGACGCTAAGAGCGTTGCACAATTGTTTGCTGAGAATCGCAAGACATTACTTGGTAGTGTAGAAATGGCACGCAAAGAAATGCCATACTCAAATAGATAAGGAAAGATATGTCAGGATTACAAACAATTGTTGATTTCTGTGGATCATTGAAAATTGATAGACGTAAAGTAGTTGGTATACAATTTACACGAAACGAAATACCTAGAGTCAGCGAAACACCAACAAAGAATCCATGGAGATTTACTTTAGAGTTGCCTAATAGTTTTAAGTACTATGAGGCTCGTGCATTAATGGAAGAGATTGATAACTTAGATAGAACAACTCCTCAATTGATTACATTCAGTAATAACCCA